TGGTATTTTTGTATAGTGGTCATCATCACAATCCCCACGGTTTAACCATATCGAAGCAATATGTTGGAGGATTGCAATTTTTAAATCACTTGGGATTGTCGTATAACCTGCATTGAATGTTATTTCTATAGGAAACCAGTCCTCTGTCAATTCAGGCATATTCGCTACATCCAAGTCAATAATAGCATAATCATTAGGGCGTTCCTGAACATTGTATAATGCACTGTCTATAACATTATCTCCATCATACTTAATTACAATTGATGATGTGTCAATTGGATTTCTCCTCAACGTAAAAAACCTATTATGCAAGTCATTTCTAAGTTCTCCCCAAAAAATACGTTTAGTCGTGACTTCTCTTTTTACTAAAAGTCGTCGGCTTAAATCCTCTGCTGTATCTACTGCTGAATTTATCAAAAGTAGCAATTCCGTGTCGCTAAATTCATTTGTAGGGTTTAGTTTTAGCCAACTCTTTACTTCTACTAGGGAAACTGGCAGTGTTGAACCTCTGTCGGCTACTATATAAGGGTAAGCTACTTCTCTGTTCACGTTCGTCTCCTTTACAATAATTGAGTGGACTATCTAACCCACTCAATTATTATAACATATTCAATTTAGCAGTGCATTAAACTTCTTCTACAATTTCCTCTAAAGCATTTGATACTTTTTTAATAATCGTTTCAGGGTTTGAGCACTTTTCTATATTTTCTACTTCTAAAGCTATACCGATTTCTTTTAATCTGCCAATCATTTCAGGTGTTTGAGCTTCCGCATTGATAATTTCTTTTGCTTCTGCAACTATTGGATTTTCATCTGCATCGTCAGCTTTATTTAAGCAATCTGTTTCATCGCAATTATAGCAATCTTCATTGCAATCAACAACTTCCTTTAAAGCACCTTGCTCTAACCAAGCGTCTTTTAGATATACAGATAAGTGAGCTTCTTGAATTAAATCACCCTTTTGATGTTCAACAATGTCAACACCATTATGTGAGCCTGTTTTAGCTTCTAAAAAAATAAATTGTGTCATTGGTTTCTACCTTTCTTGTTAAAGTAAAAAGGGTACACCTAAGTACCCTTGATACGCTTCACTAAATTATTCTTGTACTGGTGTGTACTCTGCTCCACCAAGTTCAATCATTGCTCCACCGACTGCGTTTGTTCCGCCTGCTGTGAAAGTAGGACGAACATAACGTTTTACTGGAATAAAACCAACTTGTGAAATTGCTTTCGCTGTTTCACAAGATACAGCAGTTCCCAAAAGTCTTTCTGCTGGAATATCAGAAGGACTTGACATATCTGCGTTGTCACTTTCTTCAATCTTTGCAAGAATTAAAGTACCTGATGTACCTACTGCGTTAAGAACATAGCTTAGTTTACCAGCTCTATAACCTTTTGCGTCGACGATTTCGCCAACTACTGAGCCTGCTGTTAATGTAGCGTTGTTTAAACCTACGAAAGATTTAACAGCGTGGAATAAATCGAAATAAATACTTGACATTTTGTGTCTCCTTATTAATAGTTTTGTAATACATTTGTTATCTTTTTGTTATGTTATCTTTCCGAGGGGGCATAGCCCCCTGACAGAAAGGAGGAGTTAGCTTACGCCTTGATTTTAAGAAGTTTAACTGCTTCGTGATTTACGATTTTTCCATCGTGTCTTTCTCTTAACCAGTTAAGGATGAAATCAGGGTGAGTTTCGTCTCTTACAACACCAACTGTAGGAGTTGTTGTCAACAAGTATGCTTGAGCTAAGTCACCAAAAGCAACTGCTAAAGCACCAGCAGCTACCGCAGGCATACTAGCATCTGTTTTTACATCATAGCCAAGAATGTTTTTAGTAACACCGTTACCGCCAAATAGATTTACCATAAATTGGATTTGCAATCTACCTGTGCTGTCTGTTTCTGCCAACAATCCAAAGAATGTTGCACGTTTCATCGCATAAACTGCGTTAGCGTGGTATGCATCTTTAAGGCTTGCAGGAAGCAAAGAGATTAAATCAGTAAACTTCAACGCTTGAGAAGTTCCACTTTCAACCTGTTCGATTTGACCGAAGTTTGTACCAGCAGGATATTTTAACAATCCTCTAGGCTCTGAATTACCTTCACCTACTGTTACAAGTCCGCCCAATTTTCTCACCATACCAGCTTGCATTTTTGTGAATACATCTGATTGGATGTTTAAGAAAGCATCTTCAAGAGCAACACGAGAGAATTTTTTGCCGTATTTAATTACTTCGTTAGCAAAAGTAATTTTAGCATATTTTTCAGTTGTGTTTACTGTTGCGCCTTCTACTTTTTCGTTAGAGAAGAAACCTTCATCATAATCTGCAAAGTCAAGGATTTCTTCGTGCCTTCCTGATGTAGTCTTTTTACCAACAGCTTCTAAGATACCATAAGCATCAAATTGTTTGTTGATAAGAGTTGGGCTAACTTCGGGAACAACCAAGTAACCACCTTGAGTATCTGTCGCAGTGTTCAATGCTTTTACTTCTTCTGTAGTCAAAGAAGATAAACCTCTTGAAACATACTTTTTGAAAGCACTAGCATAATCTTTTACTTCTTCGTCGGAAAAATCTTTATGCTCTCTTTGGCAAGCTTTGTTCATAGCCAAAAGATTGTCGTTAAATTTATTAACGTATTCTTGTTCTCCAACTGCTTGAGGAGTTGATTGAGCAACACGAGCTGTTAATCTTTCCATCGCTGTGACTTTTTGTTCTATGTCAGAAGCCATTTGCAATTGAGCTGATTTCAATTCTGCAACATCTGTACCGACTTTTTTCATTTCTTCTACACGCTCATCGTGCACTTTTTGAATGTCTGCTAATTGACCTTGAATACCACTAGCAATTTCTTCAATGTTAATACCCTGTGCCATAATTTTGTCTCCTTTTTCTTACTTACTAATTTTTTGTAATGTACTTAAAATGTTACTTAACGCTTCTATTGCTTTTGCATCATCTTCGTTAGGCTCTCCCTCACTTTCGTTAGCAGAAGGCTCACCCTTCACTAACTTTTTGATAATACTAATCAATCTTACTGCGTTATTTTTCGTGATGCCGTTTTCTATTAAATACGTTTCGACATCCCTAACGTTTTGTATGTTTTCTATTGTAGCATAACTTTCTGAATTCTGCTCGTTTTGTGATTTCACCTGCAAAACCTTAGCATTTGGGTTAGCTTGAACAGTTACTAGACTTACTTCAAACCAATCTAAATCTTTGATTATACGAATACCTTCTGCATCGAAAGAAACTTCTCTTGCAATATATCCAATCGAAAGTCCACCGTAAGCACCCATTTCTGCTCTTGCTTTTATTAAATCAGAATGGCTATCCTTTGGCATCTTTAATTTTACAAAAGTATTACCACCATTTTGCCAAACATCTTCTGTAACACCAAGAGGCATTTCTTTCATATTATGTTGATGGATAAAAGCAGGTTTACCTATTCTATTGATTGAATTTAATAATGCCTGTGGCTCTACAATGTCATCAACTCTGTCTATATCAGGAGTGGACGCAATGCCTGTAATATAATAGAAATTATCATCTGTTTGAATTTCTTTTATCTCTAACTTTAATGATGTACTCTCAAAGTTTTCTGACGATTTACGTTCTTTTGATTGACAATTTGAAGGGTCTGAACCTAATTCATCGTCATCTTCTCCTAACAGGTCAACATTGTCTCCGTTCAATCTTGCTATTACTTCTTTAGTTAAGACAGCATCAACTATTCCATATTCAACTGCCTGTTCAGGTGTCAATATAACATCTTGTCCTTTTGTCATCTCTTTTAACTGTTCAAAAGTAAAGTTACTGTTGTTTGCAATTATATTAAATAACAAATCGTTAATTCTTTCATTCTCTTGTGCAGAAGCAACAATTTCACTTGTAGTACCTATTGCTCCACCACTAGCTTGATGAATTAAAACTCTTGCGTTTTCTGTAATATATCTTTTACCTTTTGTACCTGATGCGAGAAGGACAGCTCCACAAGATGCACATTGACCTATTCCTATTGTGCAGAAGTTATTGTTGACTAAGCTCATAGTATCAATCATCGCTAGTAAAGATGTGCAATATCCACCTTGTGAATTAATCCACACGTTAATATCTTGTCCACCTTCTTCTGTTTTTGAAAATGCTCTTACTTGTTCTATAAATTCTCTTGCTGTTTCATCTGTGAAAACGCTCATAAAATTTATATTAGATTTTCTCTGCTCCCAGCTAAAAAATGGGGTATCAGGTTGCATAAACTTTTTCTCTATTGTACGTCTTGCCATTTTGTATCTCCTATTTCTTTTTAATTATAACATTTTTTGTTTATAATGGTCTTTCAACAACCGCGCCCATCTGCATAGCCTGTATTTCAGCCGTTGTCTTATAAGGCAAGCCACAGTTGACCACAACGCTCGCAAGGTGATTTACAGCCCCATTGATAGCTTCGATATAAATCTTTCCTTCGAGTTCTAACGGCTCCACTATTGGACTTTCTACATATTCAGCCCACGTACCTCCTCCAAGCGAAGTA